TGCTGCTTACAGGACCTGCACAACCATGCGTGTCGCCATGACCCAAGCGACACGGCGACTGAAGCCCCTGCGCATGAGGCGGTTCTGCTCTTGATCGACTGCAAATTGCAGGCCGTGAACTTCAACGTTCGAAAGGATGCGTGCTGTAACCATGATGTAACTCCAGTTGGTTGCTCTCAGCCATGCCGACTGTCACCCGGCAGGGATAAGGGTTAACCCTTAGGCTTCGATGATTTCGGGGAATTCGATTTCAGCGGCTTCCACGTCGGCCGCCAGAGATGTGACGGTGTTGCGCAGTGTGCGCACCAAGATCAGCGCGTTTTCCTGCTTTTTGCTGAAGCCCTTTGCGGGTTCTTCGGCGCGCTCAATCGCGGCCAAATAGGACTTCATGCTGGACTTGTTGGCCCAGGCGATGCCCATGATTTTGTCGAACGCCTTCGCAGTCGAAGGGAATGCGGCGCCAATGATGTCAGCGGCTGCACGGTACTTGCCATCGTGGGCCTTGCCCAGCGCAGCGTCGAGGGCTGCATCTTTGAGCGCAGCCAGTGCGGCGCCACCCTTGAACAACGCTCCTTCAGCGCTGATCGAGGCAATGCCTTTTTTGGTGTTGAATGTGATGGCGTGAGATGCGCCAGTGAAGATTGCGACTTGATGTGTCATGAGGTGTACTCCGGGAAGGTTGGATATGTGAACCCGCGGAATGCAGATGCACATTACAACCCCCTGGGCTTGTCAGGCTCAGGTTGCCTTGCCCTTGCGGGGTTAGGCTGTAGGGTCGTCCGATACTTTGCGCACGTCGGCTGATCGTGCTATGCATTATTGGTGCCATGCATACGACAGCCCGTAGAAATTCCTACACACGGGGCCTTGATAGATTTTTAAGGGGCGCACTCCCTGCATGGCGTTACATACTCGACTGCTACCCCGCGGCCCATAACGGGCTTAGGCGCTTAGTTGACTGCTATCCATGCAAGTTGTTAATGAGCGACTAGGGCGGCGATGCGTCCCTGTACCACTGTCAAAATCGGACTGCCGGGGGTACGGGGGGCAGGCGTCCATAGGGGTGGGGGGAGGGCCACGGCCTGACCTATTCCACACTCGACAAACCTAAATCCCTGACGTACAATTCATATTTATACCAACCGCAAGGAGTAAGTCAGTGTCAAACTTTATAGGACAAGAAGTTTCAGGCTGCATCGCCATTGCGGTAGACCGGGTGCACCGAACTCCTGGGGGGAGCTACAAGTATTTCTACCGGTTGAAGTGCAACAAATGCAAAACTGAGTTCGTCCAGACGCACGAGTACGCAAAAAAGTTAGCGGCTCCATGCCCGACGTGTCGCAAGCGCGCCCAGGACGCAAAAGCTGCAGCCGGCTACAAGCACCCACTCCATGCAACTTGGTGGGGTATGCTGATGAGGTGCCTCGATCCCAACTCCAAGGCGTACAAAAACTACGGCGGCAGGGGCATCACGATCTGCGAGCGCTGGCGAGGCAAGTGTGAGAACGGAGAGAAATTTGGCTCACTGGACGGGTTTCGCCGGTTCTGCCTGGACATGGGGGAGAAGCCAAGCCCGGCGCATTCCATCGGACGACTGGACAACGACCTCGGGTACCGCCCGCAAAATTGTGCGTGGCAAACCGCGGAAGAACAGATGAACAACACCCGTGCCAATGTGTGGATTCTGGTCGACGGGGAGCAACGCACGCTGGCGCAGTGGGCCAAGCATTTGGGCGTGAACGCGGGCCGATTCGCATCTGCTTGTAGATTAGTTGGCCCAGAAAAGGCTATAGCCGCGTTCCAGTCGGTCCCGATCGAGTGCCGCGACGTACGGTGGGACTGGCGGGTCGGCGAACGCGCAAAGAGCCAGGACCAGAAAAAAGCGGAACTGATCGAACGCCAGAAGAACTGGAGAAAGCTCCTCGCGGAAAAGTTCGGGTGGTAGGCGCCCGCTATCAAAATCATAGCACCCATCCCGCTCGCAGCCTTACGGTACCGTACCCCCCACGGACCAAAATCGGACTCCCCTACCCCAAAAAAGCGACCCAAATTTTGGAAAAGTAAAAATTGGTCGTACACTCCAGCTCCATGAGCCACGACTATGATGTGGACGATAGCCCGCTTGAGGTAGGTCACGTACCTAAATCGCAAGTCAGCATCGACCCCGAGATGATTCGCGCAATCGCCATGGGCCTTGAGGACCCGGGGGTGGTCGCTGCCCGCTACGGATTCGAGGGTGAGCGCTGGGCCAAACTCCAGGAGTGGCCGCCCTTCCTGCTCACCATCGCCAAGCAAAAAGCCGAGTTCGAGGCCAGTGGTGTCACGTTCAGAAACAAGACGTCGTTGATGGCCGACCAGCTGGCCGACCAGGTGTTTGTGCAGGCCATGGGGCACGAGACCACACTGGCCCAGAAGATGAACGTCCTGCAGTACTTCGCCAAGATGGGCGAGCTCGAGCCCAAGGAGTCCAAGCAGCAGGCCCAGGGCGAAGGGTTCAGCATCTCCATCAACATCGGTGGCCAGAGCATGGAGCTCAAGGGCACACCCCCAGCCTCCAAACCGACCACCCTGGAGATGGTGGAAGACGCGACCCCAGCCCGCACCCCCGGCGCCCCCTCATACGCGCCGCTCGTCGACCCATCGTTCCTGCGGGAACTGCAGAACCAGGAAGCGCAATGACCCCACACCCGCAACTCAAAGTGGTTGAGTTTCCCGAGATGCACGCCACAACCAGCATACCGAACGCGCTGCGTAAACTGGCCGACCAGATCGAGGCGAAGGAGTTTGGCGACGCCCACCAGCTGGCGTGGGTGATAGACTGCGGTGGCAGCCCCGTCGAAGTTGGCCTGTTTGGTAAAGCTGCGTCGCCTGGCGCTGAAGCCTTGCTCCTACTGTCTGTGGGCATGCACAAGATCGTCTCTGGGGTAGCTGCGTGACGACCAGGCAATTTTTGCCCAAGAAGTAGCCTAGCTGGACACGGCCGCGCCGGCATGGTACATTTTCGGAAGAAGTAATCCGCGAAGGACGCACATGCCCGCATACCAAACTCTACCGGCAGGCGCCGCACGTGGCGAAGGCCGCGATCTGCACCCCATCATCAACGAACACAACCTGCCCATCGGGTTCAGCAGCAACGCTGGCGACGTGTTCATCGGGGCCAACAGTGGGTCGTACGCCTCGTTCACGTCCCGGGAGCTGACCAACGACGATGACGGGTACAGCCTGCTTTGTGCGACGGCCCAGGTGGCGACGGTCAACACGGGCCTCCAGGTCAACTTCGGCTGCGCGTTCAAGGGCACCATCACCTTCGACGGAACCGCCACTGTCACCGATGTTCGCACGACCGGCGCCACCAACCCCTGGTGTGCGCTTGTCAGGACAGGCGCTGACACTTACGACGTCGTCGGTACCAAGGCGTAATCATGGGCCTGAACAAAACGCTCCTGGCGTCCATCATTGCGTCCATGGGTGGGGGTTCTTCGCCACCGCCATCCAGCAAAACCTTTAGCGTCACCCTGAGCGGGATCACTGGCGCAACGCCATCGAGCGTGTCAGCAACGGTGACGATCTATCCAACGCCAATCATCCCCAGATTCAGCGTAAACGGCACATCGTCAGCGACGGGGGTTTCTCCATTCTATGTCCACTGTGATGCCTCAGAAACGCTTGCAACCACTCTCACAAACTACCCATTCCACAACCTGCTGTACCGCTGGCGCTTTGGTGACGAGGACGGAAGCACATGGCAGCAAGGCACTGAGGCTGGCAACGAGAGCAAGAACGAGGCTTGGGGGCCAGTATCTGCACACGTTTACTGGACTGCTGGCTCCAAGACTATCACTCTGGATGTGTTTGGCTGGAATGACAGCGGGGTCATGTTCACCGACACCATCAGCAAGACCATAACCGTCACAGCGCAGGATACCGTTTTTGCAGCGGATACGGTTTATGTGAGCGATACCGGGCCAGTGGCTGGCGTTGACGGGGTGCCAGTTGGTGCCAATGTCGCTACAGTCACCACGGCGGCAAACTTCAACACAGCCCTGGCAACATACAAACGTGTATTTGTGAGGGCAGGACGCACGTTCAACCTTGGCGGCTCGATCAACTTCCCAAATACTACAAACGGCGGTGTGTTTACGAAATACGGCAGCGGCGCGAACCCCATGTTCATCATGAGCACGGATGCATCGCCATGCGTGCTGAACACTGTCAACGGCTGGCGAATCTATGACGTTGATTTTGATGACAACGGAACATATGGCGCAAACAAAAACCCGTTTACGTTGACCGCTGGCAGCAATCACCTGATCGCCCGATCTAATGTTCTGGCATGTCGGATTGGGATTGGCTCTGAGGATGTAACCGGGCTTTGCATTTACGAGTGCGATGTTACGGGCATGTACGACGACACAGGCGCACGAGAGCCTGGAATCGGATTATTCCCGTCCCGCACCACGCGCCTAGCGATTCTCGGCACGAACGCCTACGACTCACCGATAACGCACGTTGCCCGTGTCCAAGGCGTCAAGAGTGGCGTCATTTCGCATAGTCGGTTTGCCAAAGCTGGCCCAACCCGGAACGCCCTGAGTGTGCGCGAATGGACTACAACTGGATTTGACAACGGAGGTCAGTCTACACATGACGTCTATCAGAGCTGCAACATTGTTGACAACTCTGAGCGAGGCGGTTATGCACTGTATTGCGGGCCGCAGTCAGTGAACCATCTGGGCTATCTTGAAAACGTGATTGCAGAGCGGAACTACTGCGCAGGCTCTGAACTTTACCCGGCAAACTTTGCAGTAGCCAACTACGCCAGTATTCGGCATAACATTTTCCGCACTCGCTACAGCTACGCCATCGGTCTTGGGCTTGGGGGCAATGCGGCAGGTTCGCCACCATCGGTTGGCATTTGGGTCTACAACAACACCGCGTATAAACCGGACGTTGCACTGTCTACGCATTTCAGTTTCGTATCACTCACGGACGCTGGGCTGGCGTCTGATGTTCGCATCAGCAATAACCTGATCTATGCACCCGGCAATACATCAGACGGCGCGACAAACGGAACAGAGGCAACACTGCTGACGAATGGCGGAACAAGCCCCGGCGTAGAAAACACCGACTACTTCTTGGCGTCCAACAGTTCGACAGCGCAGATTAACGGCGTTCGCCCTTGGGCATCGGCGACACCTACGGCGTATGCAGACTATACGCCAAGCGTCTATGGGGTTAGCGGAGGCGCTGACGTTGGTTCGCGCATAGATTTCTTTGGCGACCTATTGACGGGTGCGCGTGATTTGGGGGCGATCAACGTATGACAACTGTAACCATTGGCGGGCGTACCGCAGACACATATCCGGGTGTTCTGGATACTGTTATCCAGCAATCAAACCCCACGGCAACGAGCGGATCGGTTGATCGCTTTCAGGTATCTCTTGCGGTCGCTGGGCAAGAGCGAAAATCTCTACTGCAATTCACCGGACTATCCAATATCACGGGGCCAGTATCGGTTTCTTCGGTTGTCATAAGCCTATTTAGATTAAACAACGTCACAGCGCCAAACCGCCTTATCAACTGCAAAAAGATTCTCAGATCAGCCACTGAGGCGGGCGCAAGCTGGAATAACTACGCTGCTGCAACTCCTTGGCAAACGGCTGGCGCTTTGGGTGCGTTAGACATAGATAACACAGTTCTGGCAACTGGCACCATCCCATCCACAGGGAACCAACGATTTACAGTCAGCGGAGCAGGATTAACCGCACTGGTGCAAGATGTAATCAACGGGGTTGTTTCTAATCCTTGGTTGATTCTTGAGGTTGCTACAGCTACCGTAGAAAGCGGCGACTTCGACATTGCCAGCACACAACGCTCTACTGAGTCACAACGACCCTACATGGAGGTGACATTCACCCCATTGACGGCCAATGCGTCCATGCCGAGCGTTGATTGCACAAAGTTTGATGGTTCTGTTACTGTTACTGTGTTTCTGGATGCACCCGCACCCGTTGGTGGAGTATCTGGCACAGTCAACACCGCAGACATAACCGCAACCGCAGGAGTTGATTACACCGCGCAGACTGGCGTGGCCTTTAGCATTCCAGTGGGATCGGCTAGCGGCACCATCACCATCCCGATCTTGCCAGGATAGACAAAACCCGCATGCACATAGCTTACACCCCAGTCCCCAGCACGGAGGCATTCCTCACGGCGGACAAATTTGCCAACTTTATCGTCGGGCCGGTAGGGTCGACCAAGACCACAGCGTCGATCCTGAAGATCGCCTACGAGGCCGCGAAAGTAGCCAAGTGCCGGGATGGGGTCAGGCGCAGTCGCTGCGCGGTAGTGCGTAACACGCGCCAGATGTTGTGGGATACAACGATCCCGGATTTCCTGAAATGGTTCCCAGACGGCCAGGCCGGGGTGCTGATGAAGACCGAGTCGAAGTTCCTGCTGAAGTTCAACGACGTGGAGTGCGAGGTGCTGTTCCGCGGGCTGGACGATGCCAACGATGTGCGCCGACTGCTGTCTCTGCAGCTGACGTTCGGCATGATGGACGAGTTCCGGGAAATCCACCCGGACATTTACAACGCGCTCACCGGGCGCCTGGGGCGCTACCCGGACAAAACGATGAACGGGGTCGGCGCGTGCGACGACAATGGCAAGCAGATCCACAAAGTGTGGGCGGCCACCAACCCGCCAGATGCGGATACGTTCTGGGAGACCCTGCTGACGACACCCCCGAGCAACGTGCACGTGACACTGCAGCCCAGTGGGCGCTCGCCGGAAGCGGACTGGGTACAGCACTTGCCAGACGGGTACTACGAGAATCTGTGCGAGGGCAAGACGGAGGACTGGATCGCGGTGTACGTCGACGGCGAGTTCGGCCGGTCGCTGGCCGGCATGCCGGTGTTCCGGTGTTTCAGCCGGGATGTGCACGTGGCCAAGGAGCCGCTCAAGCCCATAGGAAGCACGCTGGTCATCGGCCTGGACGCCGGACTCAACCCCACCGCAGTGATCACGCAGCAGACGTACGACGGCCGGGTCATGGTGCTGGACGCCGTGACGGGGCTCGAGGGCGGCATGGGTGCACTCCGGTTTATCCGGGAGATACTCAAACCGCTGATCGCGTCGAAGTACCGGAACCACGTGGTGGCGTGTGTGATCGACCCGGCGGCGTTCCAGCGCGGCCAGGCGGACGAGAAGACCGTGGCGGACATGTTCAAGAACGAGGGGTTCGCCCTCAAGGCGGCCCTGACGAACAACATCTCGGCACGCATCGGGGCGGGGGAGTCGTACATGACCCGCACGGTGAACGGCAACCCGGCGCTGCTGGTTGATCCGCGGTGCACGCAGCTCATAGCTGCGCTGGCCGGCAAGTACCGGTACAAAATCAATACCAAGGGCGAGACAGACAGCAAGCCAGAGAAGAGCCACCCCGCGAGTGATATGTGCGACGCGCTGACCTACGCCTGCTTGCACCACGACAAAGGCGGCATCTTCGGCCGCACCATGGGGCACACAGAGCACCGGGTCGAGCGGGTATCCATGGGAGCCTGGACGTGATATATTTGCAGTAATTTCAGGAGCACAGCATGCTAACACCCTCAGCCACGACAGCGCGCGCGGTCACACCGGCGAACGCCACCATGCTCCCTAACGGAACTGCCCGGGGCCTGTGGGTTGGAGGAGTTGGTAACGTCACTGTCCAATTCAACCCCAAAGACTCCGCCGCGATCACATTCACCGCGGTGCCAGCGGGCACTTTTTTGCCGGTCGAGGCGTGGAGCGTGAACAGTACCGGCACTACCGCCACCCTCATCGTCGCCCTGTACTGACACATGGCCGGGCTCGTCAACTTCAAAAGCAACGGTACGCTGGACGCCGAACAGGCGGCCCAGGACGCCACGCGTGCGGCGGAACTACGCCAGGCGCAGCCCTACATCCAGAGTCTTGCCGGGTACGTTCGCCGGTGCTGGGAGCAAGCCCGGGATGCCAAGCAGCCAATAGAGCGCAACATGCTCAAAGCCCTGCGCCAGCGCAAGGGTGACTACGAGCCGGACAAGCTGGCCCAGATCCGGGACGCCGGCGGGTCCGAGATTTACATGATGCTCACCGAGACGAAGTGCCGCGGCGCCGAGTCCTGGCTGCGCGACATCCTGCTGGACGAGGGTATGGTGCCGTTCGCGCTCAAGCCAACGCCAGATCCAGAGATGCCGCCCGACTTCGTGGAAACCATCACTGCGTCGCTGGCGCAGCGCGTCATCCAGGTGATCCAGAGCGGCATGCCCATCGACCCTGTCGTCATGGACCAGATGAAGGAGCAGGCCGACGACGACGCGCGCACCGCCGTCATGAAAGACGCCACGGACCGCGCCGAGCGGCACCAGAAGTTTATCCAAGACCAGTTCACCGAGGGCGGCATGGTGGACGCGTTTGACGCATTCCTGTCTGACCTGACCACGTACCCCCTGGCCATCCTCAAGGGCCCCACCGTGCGCCGGGTGCGCTCGCTAGACTGGGTCAAGCAGCCAGACGGGTCGTTCACACCAGAAGTCGAAGAGAAGTTGGCGCCTACGTACTCGCGCGTGGACCCCTTCCGGTTCTACGTGGAGCCGGGCATCACCAAGCTGTCCGACGGCTACACGCTCGAGCACCACCGTCTGAGTGAGGCCGACCTGTCCGACCTCCTGGGCGTGCCCGGGTACGACGACGAGGCTATCCGCGCCGTGATGGCGGAGGGCAACAGCTCCGAGTGGCTGTGGTCCGCCGAGTACACCAAGAGCGACCTGGAGAACAAGTACAACATCTGGCGCAGCGACTCCGACAAGTACGACTCGCTGGAGTTCTGGGGCCGAGTGTCGGGCCGCCTGCTGCGTGAGTGGGGCCTGGACGAGACTGACGTGCCAGATGTGGCCAAGATGTACGACGCCAATGTGTGGCTGGTCGGGCGCTGGGTCATCAAGGCCACGCTGAACTACGACCCCCTGGGCGACAAGCCCTACCGCTGCACCAGCTTCGTCAAGCGCCCTGGCTCGTTCTGGGGCTCCGGCATCCCCGAGCTGATCGAGGACGTGCAGGCCATGTGCAACGCGTCGGCGCGTGCTCTGGCGAACAACATGGGCATTGCCTCCGGCCCGCAGGTTGAGGTGTCCACGGACCGCCTGCCGCAAGGCTCCAAAGTCACCAACATGTTCCCATGGAAGATTTGGCAGACCCTGAGTGACCCCACTGGGTCCGGCCAGCCCGCCATTCGTTTCAACCAGCCAGACGACCGCTCCGGCCCGTTGCTGCAGGTGTACCAGCAGTTCGGCAAGATGGCTGACGAGCAGTCGGGCGTGCCAGCTTACGTGTATGGCGACGGTCAGGTGGGCGGCGCTGGCCGTACCGCATCCGGCCTGTCCATGCTCATGGGCTCCGCCGGCAAGGGCATCCGCCAGGTCATCATGCACATCGACTTCGAGGTCATCGGCCCCACTGTGACGTCCCAGTACAACTGGAATATGCAGTACGTTGACCGCGCGGACATCAAGGGCGACTGCTCCATCATCCCACGTGGCGCTGTTACCTTGGCCAACCGCGACCAGCTGAACGTCCGCCGCGTCGAGTTCCTGCAGGCCACCATGAACCCCATGGACGCCGAGATTGTGGGGATCCCCGGGCGCGCTGCGATCCTGCGCGAAGTGGCCCGCGGGCTGTCTATGCCTGTGGACGACATCGTGCCGTCGGACGAGCAGCTCGAGGTCCAGGAAGAACTCAAACGCCAGCAGCAAGCGATGCAGCCGCAACAGATGGCTGCACCAGGTCCGCAGGGTACCAAGGCAACGGGTCCAGGCGGCGCCCCTATGGGCGGTCAAGAATCGAACCTGGTCAGCAACCAGCAGACGGGCGGCGGGGGTTGACTCTTGGCTGCAATAACATACACTCACACCAGTTAACCGGAGAACCCTATGGCCCGTTTTGAATCGCTTGGAGTCAACGAACTGCGCATGCCGACCAGCACCACCCCAGCCCAGGGCTCGCTCCTGTCGCTGTCGCTGACCCCCGCTTCGGTTGCTACTATTGTGGCTGCCAAGCAAACCTTCACCGTCGCCGGCTTGAACGTCGGGGACCAGGTTGTTATTTTGTCGAACCCAATTACCAACGCGGTCGCACTGTGCCAGGCGGAAGTTTCCGCTGCCAACACGCTGCGCCTGTGTTTTGTGAACCCAACCGCGGGTTCGTTGACCCCCACTGCCGGAACCTACACGTTCCTGGTCATTAAGGGCTGACGCGTGGCATGGACTCTGTCTCAAGACGACGTTGCGCTTCTGGCGCAGGTCGGCCGACACAACAGGCCCTTCGTGGACCTGCTGGAGCGGCTGCGTCGCGACGAGCTGGAATACATGGCAAAAACCAACGTGGAACAATTTTGCACCTCCAAAGGCCGGGTGCAAGTGCTGACAGAACTCCTGCAGCAGGTTAGGCTTTGATGTCCCTTAGCAAGTGAGCAAGGAAAAGAAAATGTCACTCCCCGAACAAGTCCAAAAGCAAGTCGACGCCGCGCGTTCGATCATTGAGCAGCACTACGGCCCGCAAGCCGGAGCGACTGACCCAGCGACCGATGCCGCCCAAGAAGGTACCGACGCTGCAGCCGCAGCAACGGAATCTGCAGCCCCCGCTGCCACGCCGCAAGATGGAGTTCGTCCGCAAGAAAATTCTGCCACTCCGGCAGAGGACGAGAATAGCCCTACGTACGCCCAGCGTTGGCGCTCGCTTCAAGGTGTGTACAACGCCACGAAGCAGCAACTGGACAGTTCCGCAAGTCGGATCGCCAATCTGGAGCAGCTCGTTTCGACTATGCAGTCGGCCCCCGTTGTGCACGCGCAACAGCCAGCAGCCCGTCAGGTAACTGAGACCGATGTGTCCGAGTACGGCTCGGACATGGTTGATTTTGCCCGCCGCGTCGCTCGCGAAGAAATGGGCCCGATTGCGCAGACGTTGAGCGACCTCAACCGTCGCATCGAGCAGCTGTCCGGCATGGCGCCGGTAGTGCATCGCGTCGCAGCAAACCAGCAAGTGAATGCAGAGCAAGCCTTTGCAGACCGCCTCACCCGGGCGGTGCCGGATTGGGGGCGTATCAACGATAGCCCCGAATTCCACAACTGGTTGCTGACGCCCGACAGCATGACCGGAATCCTGCGCCAGACTTACCTGGCAGACGCAGAGCAGACCCTCGACCTCGACCGTGTTGTGAGTATTTTTCAAGCGTGGAAGCGCGAAGCTGGGGTAACGAACGTGCAGTCCGGCCCAACGCCGACCGCATCTGCAGCCGCATCGAAGCTGGAAAAACAGGTAGCCCCAGGTCGCGCATCCGCAGCGACATCGGCCCCGTCCCAGAAAGCCGAGAAGCAATACACGCCCGCCGACATCAAGCAGTTCTTTGCTGCGAAGTTGCGTGGCGAGTTCAAAGGCCGCGAAGCAGAAGCCCAAGCCACTGAACGCGATATTTTTCTGGCGCAGCGCGAAGGTCGCGTTGTCCAGTCCGCAGCATAACTTTTTAAGAGGTACAACAAATGGCATTCCCTGTTGCAGCCGGCGGTGCAAACTACACCGGCAATTTCATCCCCGAAATCTGGTCCGCCAAGCTCGTAGAGAACTTCTACGACGCGACCGTTCTGACCGCGATTTCCAACACCGACTACGAGGGCGAGATCAAAGCCCACGGCGACAAGGTTCAGATCCGTCTGACCCCTGAAGTCACCATCCGCCCTTACCAGAAGGGCATGAACCTGACTGTTGAGCGCCCGGACAAACCCAAGATCACGCTGGACATCGACCAGGGCGAGTATTTCGCTTGCGTCGAAGATGACGTGGACAAGGTGCAAGCCGACATCAACCTGATGGACACCTGGTCCAAGGATGCGTCGGAGAAAATGAAGATCGCGATCGACGCCAAGGTCCTGACCAACATGATCCCCGACATCTCGGCACTGAACCAGGGCGCCACCGCCGGCCGTATCAGCCAGAGCATCAACTTGGGCGCCACCGCCGCCCCCGTGCAGGTGACTAAGACCAACGTCTTGGACCTGATCGTGGACGCCGGCACCGTTCTGGACGAGGCCAACGTGCCCGAGTCTGGCCGTTTCTTGGTGATCCCCGCCTGGATGGCTGGCCTGATCAAGAAGTCCGACCTGAAAGATGCGTCCTTGACTGGGGACACCACTTCGGTGATGCGCAACGGTCGCCTGGGCATGATTGACCGGTTCACGCTGTACTCCAGCCACAACCTGAACGTCGTGACCGACTCAACCTTCCGCTGCTTCAGCGCTATCGCTGGGCACAAGATGGGCCTGACGTTTGCGTCGCAGATGACCGAGATGGAAAGCCTGCGTGCGGAGTCCACTTTCGGCAACATCATCCGCGGGCTGCAAGTCTACGGGTTCAAGGTCGTCAAAGGCGAAGCCCTGGCCCGCCTGTACATCCGCCAGTAAGCTGGATTGAGCGGGGCTTCGGCCCCGCCGCCCACCACCACTTTTCAAGGAAATATCATGGCAAACTACACCATCGCACAGCTGCGCACCGTGGGCATCAACCCCGCCGGCACTGATTTCGCCGGTTCCCCCGGCCCGTTCTACATTGAGTATGAGTTCGACGGCAGCAAGCGCTCGACTGCAGCCAACGATACCGCCGACATGTTCGAGTTCCCAGCGTACGCTGGTGTCGTCATCGACGGCGCTGCGGTCACTGTGGTCAAGGCAGGCACGGCCACTGCGACTCTGAGCGTCACCCTGGGCGCTGCTGCTGCTGCCGGCACGGCGGTCACGGGCCTGACTGCTTGGGCTGCTGACGCCGCTGCTGGCACCAAGCTGGTTAAGCTGGCCACTGCGGCCAACTCCCTCATCACCACCACGGCTTCGGGTTTTGTGAAGCTGCAGGTGCTGACTGCCGGCGCCGGATCGGGCAAGTTCCGTGTCCGCGTGTTCGGCCGCATCTTGGAAGCGGCTTCCGCTACGTAACCGCCAAAACCGGCGTAGAATAAAGGGGTGCCGCGTGCACCCCTTTCTTTTGGAGGAAGATATGAGCGACAGAATGCTGATCCACAAGCCCACCGGGGTTTTGTACGTCTACCAAGACGCGTTTGCACAGCGGGAAGACTTCGAAGAGGTGATCAACGTCGCCTCGCGTGTCGTACCAGAAGCCGAAGTCAAGGCTCCGCGCAAAACCAAGGACACCCCCAAGGTAGACGACGTCGCCTTGTCCGTTGACGCCGGACGCGGACTGCCATGAGCTTCACGGTCGCTGATGTGGTCCTCGATGTTCGGGAAGAGGTCTCGGACACGGCGATCCCGTTGCGCTACAGCGACGACTTCCTGGTGCGCAAGGTGAATCAGATCATCCGTCGCGCGGCCATCATGCGCCCCGATTTGTTTACCGTCGTCGCCCCGCTGACATGCGTCGCCGGCAGCCTGCAGACCGCCCCAGCCAGCTCAATCCGCATCATGGACGTACTGACCAATTCCGTCGGGGCCACCCTCAAAGAGGTTAACCAGGAGGTCCTGGACTTGATGGTGCCGGACTGGGAGACTATGACCGCCGGCCCGGCCGAGAACTGGATGCGGTACCCGCGCGACCCCAACCGTTTTTACATCTACCCCCCGGCTGCTGGCGGGGAGTCCATCGGAATTATTTACTCGTCCTGCCCGTCCACTCTGGCGTTAGGCGCGACGATCCCCATGCAAGACGTCTACATGCCGCTGATTGTTGACGGCACGATATGGCTGGTTGAGTCCATTGACGCCGAGCACGTGGAGTCTGGCCGTGCCAAGATGTTCCAGGATTCGTTCAACAGCGGCCTAGCTGCAGGATTGTCTGCACGCCGTATTACCGACACCGAGACGGCCGCCGGGCCGAAAGACGAGGCTACCTGATGGCTACTGTAACTTTTGCATCCATGGTGCCAGCGATCTCGGCTTTCTTGCCAGGCTGCCCCAGCCTGACCATCGAACGCACGGCGCGCAAGATGGCCATCGATCTGTGCCAGCGCGCGAAAGTCTGGCGCGACGACATGGCGCCCATTGCGACGGTCGCTGGACAGGAAGACTACGTACCCGCGCCGGCGTTTGTGCACGGCGAATACTGCGATTTCTTGTCTGGGTACACGATCGACGCCAACGGCACGCGCCAGGACCTGGCTTGGAAGCCGTACGACAACGTGCAGCGGGCGTTTCCGACGTGGCCACTCGATAGCGAAGGCACGCCGCAGTACATCACGTCCAAAGCCCCCGGGACGGTACTGCTGGCCCCTACGCCAGACTTTGTTGGCACGATGTACATCTACGGGGTGCTGCGCCCGACCTCTTCTGCGACGGTGTGGGATGCGGCCATGTACGCCGAATTCCACCGCGTCGTCTTTCATGGCGTGCTGTTCGAGCTACTCGGCATGCACGACCGGTCGTGGACCAACGCCAAGTTGAGCCAGTTCCACGGTCAGGAGTGGACGTTCCTTCTGGCCGGTGCGCGCGACCGCGCAGACCGGGGGTTCAACGTGAGCGACCTGGTTGTCCAACCCCGCCCATTTGCATGAGGTAGCCCATGGCTGACATTAAATTCACCAACTTCGCGCGAACCCAGCTCGCGGTCGGCATCAACGCTGGCGACCTGACGATGTCCGTTGTCGGGGGTACCGGCGCGCTGTTTCCTTCGCTGTCTGCTGGGCAGTATTTTTACGTCACCCTGGAGAACGCCTCCCTGGTGCGCGAGATCGTCAAGGTCACAGCCCGGACGACAGACACCTTCACCATCGTACGGGCCCAGGACAACACCACCGCTCTGGCTTGGACGACATCAGATACAGTTTCACTGCGCTTCAATGCTGCCGCGATCGCGGACGTGTTTGCTGCCATGACGGGGGATGTAGTCAAGGCGGACCTCCAGACGCAGTTGTACACGGCGTTCACAAGCGCGGGCACGGCGCCAGCGTACACGCTTACCCCAGTTCCAGCCATCGCTTCGCTCGCCGCTCCGCAGCGGTTTCGGGTAAATTTCCACACCGCAACATCTGGCGCATGTACGCTGGCTGTAAGCGGGCAGACCGCTACCGCACTGAAACAGTACGACAGTACAGGGGCAAAAGTCGACCCCACTCTCGCAGCAGGGCAAAAAACAGATGTAGAGTTTGACGGCACCGACTGGGTTGTGCTGGACCCGCTCCCAGCCGCCGCTTCGACGGTTCCGCGTTCGTACATCGCTGGCCTGACACTTTCCACGGCTGGCAGTAGCGCCACTATGTCAATCGCAGCGGGACAAGCCGCAGACAGCACAAATGTCGCACTGATAAATCTTGCATCCGCAATCAGCAAGACCACCAGCGCATGGGCAGTTGGGTCCGGCAACGGCGGCCTGGACACCGGCTCGCCTGCGAACAACACCTCGTACCACTTCCACCTGATCCGCCGCCCCGATACCGGCGTGGCAGATGTGCTTTTTTCGCTGTCCGCTACCTCTCCGACACTCCCAGCGAATTACACCCAGTTCCGGCGCATCGGGTCTGCCCGCACAAATGGCTCTGCACAGTGGGTTCGCTTCTTCCAAGATGGCGATTTGTTCCAGCTTGAAACGCCTGTGCTGGATATCACCACAACGGGCGAAGCAGCGACTGCTATCACTCGCACGCTGGGCTCAATTCCTACCGGAATTCGTGTTGGTGCGATCTTCAATTACAACGTATCCGACCCCGGCAACGCGAACAACATCCCGGCCTACTTCAGCGATCTGAACACGGCTGATTTGGACCCTAGCCAAACAGCGGCTCCTTTGGCGTCATCTCTTTCTCTATCAAATTCATCAATCGGAGGTATGACCAAGATCGAAGTCATGACAAACACATCAGCGCAAATCAGAAGTCGCCGCGGCAGTGTTGGGGTCAGCGGAACATGGGTCATGAAGATTGCAACGCTGGGCTGGCGCGATTCGCGCGGAAAAGACCTTTAACTTTGCCCTGACGAGCAGTTAAAATTCGGTAACACAACTCCACTAGAAGAACAGCCATGCTAGAAATAAAGCCTGACTTTGACATAGCGAAGTTGATCCCCGCACTTCTTGGCGCCGCGGTATCAATAAAATTTGTTCACGGCACCTGGTATCAAATCCTGGGCATGCTTGTCGGAGGGGTTGCTCTGAGCTACTACAGCACGGACTGGGTAGCCGGATACCTTTCGTTACAAGATGCGAAGGGCATGGTCGGTTTTGGTGTGGGCTTGTTTGGTATGGTAGTGGTTGACAAAATCTACCAGGCTCTGGAAGCTCTAGACGCCAAGCAGATGGCGGCTGATGCGTGGACCTGGCTTACCCGGAAGTGGAAGGCATAGAGCATGCTGCAGTATTTCCAGACCATAGTCTTTATCAGCCTGGCAGTGGTGTGCGCAGTAGCCACGCTGCACCCGCGTATCGCCGACACGCTACTTCAGCGCGTCGGCATGGTGCTGGTATTTTTTGCGTGTGTTGGCGCGGCCAACCGGGTCCTGCAAGACCAGCCAGTCACCGATCGGCAGCTGTACGCTTTAGTGTACGGCACCGTCATTTTTGTCCTGGCTTCTCTCACCCGCCGCGTCCGGCCCCTCGACCGCCGCTCACGCCCCAGAAAGTCCCACCATGTATAACTTAGGTGCTGAATCGCTTCGCCGACTTGGGGGGGTCCACCCTGCTATGCGCTCCGTGGTCGAACGGGCTATCCAGCTGACTACGCAAGATTTCATGGTGCTTGAGGGTGTGCGCACCAAAGCCAGACAGGCCAAACTTTATGCCCAGGGGCGCACAGAGCCCGGCGTCATCGTCACCTGGACGATGACGTCCAACCACTTTCTGAACCAGGACACAGGGTTCGGCCATGCGGTTGACCTCTGCCCAAGCCCGGTCGACTGGAATACCCCGTCCAAGTTCGACGCTATATCCAAGGCCATGTTCCAGGCTGCAGCGGAGATTGGTGTCAAGATTCGATGGGGCGCCGACTGGGACAGTGATGGCAAGCCCCGCGAACGCGGCGAGAGCGATAGCCCACATTTTGAACTGGCCCCATGATCCCACTTCCGCTCAAAGCCCTCGTATTGCTTGCGCTTACAGCTACCATTTTTGTAGCGGGCTGGACTGCCAATGGCTGGCGCCGCGATTCACAGGAGCGTGCAAATGACAAAGCCAAATTCGAAGCAACCCAGGAATCTCAGCGCCTTGCGCGCCGGGCTGAAACCGCTAACAACGAGCGCGTCATCGCAGCTCTCAATGCGTCTGCCAGGCGAACGGCTACTGCGCGCCGCGATGCTGATGATGCTGCTGCCGCTCTTGTCCGCGTGTCCGGGGCCGCTGCCCAGGCCCTCGGAGCCGCTCAAGTTTCCCACCAAGCCTGCATTGACAACGCCAACACCCTCGCAGACGTATTCGGCCAATGTCGCGGCAGACTTACGGAAGTGGGAAAAGCAGCTGACGGACACAGCGACGACGCCCAAACACTGAGCGAAGCCTGGCCAACCGAGTAGAATGCGCCGCATGTCCGCAAATTTCTACTTCGGCATGCCGTTTGTCCTATGGAACCTAGGCTTTTTCCGCACGGCCCTGTGGATTTTTGCTTTGTACGGCACCTACCGACTCTGGAGGCACTATGGCAACCGCACCCAAACCCGCTCGACCTGCGTCAGCACCTGACGCCACAAAAACTTCCATCTGGGGCAAGATGTTCGGCGGAGGCCAGACCGACGCCGCTGCCAAATCGATCAGTGGCCGACAGACCCAGCTTGACGCGGAAGAACGCAAGGCCACGGGCTACAAAGACGGCGGCATGGTCAAGTGCACCAAGTCGTCCACCAAACGCAACTGGGGGTAATCAGTGGCAGGTACTGCGCTCAAAATAGTGAAATTTTTCGGGCAAGCCCCGAAGATCAGTCCTGAGCTGTTGCCAGAGACTGTAGCGCAGTACGCGTTCAATCTGGACCTTTCCTCTGGGGACCTGCTGCCATACCGGCGTCCGGCCGAAGAGGCCGCGCTCGACAAGCCCGGAGTCGTTAAGACGATCTACCCATTGATTGATCCCGTCGGCGGCGATCTGAAGTGGCTTCACTGGACAACCGAAGTCGACGTAGCCACGGCTCAGATCGAGAACGACACCACACAGCGCATCTACTACACCGGGGACGGCGAGCCAAAGGTGACGAACTACGACATGGCGACCTCTGGGGCCATGTTTCCGACTGCCAGCTACATCCTCGGTCTGCCGCTGCCTGCGGCGATACCAACTGCTACGGCAGCGGCGTTCACCCAAAAGTCCTCAACTTTCCGCGCCCGGGACGCTGGCGGCACCGCCACCATCACGACGTCTGCCGCCCACGGCCTGACCACAGGGGACTACGTCACCACGACCACTTTCGGCGGCACGGGGTATAACTTGACCAACGTGCCCGTGACGGTCCTGACGTCGACCACTTTCAGCTACTTCTCGTTCGGCGCGGCTGAGGCGTCGACTGCTGACGTTGCCGGTCGAGTGGATTTGGCCGGTGTCGTCACACCGCGGACCTACGTGTTCACGTACTACACTGCCTGGGAAGAAGAATCGGTGCCATCGGAGCCCAGCCCCGCGGTGTTCGTGAAAGAGGGCCAGACAGTCACTATCACCGGCCTGCCGACCGCCTGGACGCACGGATCTGGCTACCAGACTACGGGCATGAAGCTGCGCGTGTACCGCACGGTCGCCGGGGTTTCCGGGACAGAGTACTACCGTGTTGGCCAGGTGCCGCTGGGCGGCGCAACGTCCGGGACGTACTCCCGTACCGGCACACTGGTTACTGTCACGATGGCGGCGCACACCCTGACCACCGGGGACCACGCCGTTCTGGATTTCACAACTGGCACGGCGACGGACGGCGGATACACGGTCACGGTCGTGGATGCCAACACCTTCACGGTCACGGATACTGCATCCGGCGCCACATCGGGCGACGTCACCCGTACCGCCAGCTCCTTGATCGACGAAGTCGACGTCAGCACGCTGGACGCGGACACAATTCTGGAGTCTGCCGACTACGACCAGCCAGACGCCACCATGCAGGGCATGACGACCATCCACAACAGCATGATCGTGGGGTTTTTCGGAAACACCGTCTGCTTCAGCGAGCCGGGCAAGCCCCACGCATGGCCTATCAAGTACCGCCAGCAGATCGACACTGACATCGTCGGCTTGGGCGCATTCGGCACGACTTTGGTTGTGGCCACCCAGAAGACACCGTGGATTCTCACCGGTAACAACCCGCAGGCGCAGTCCCTGGCGCGTACCGACTACATCATCCCCTGCCTGTCCAAGCGGTCCATCGTCAACATCGGTTTCGGTGTGGCCTGGGCCTCGACCGGGGGCCTGGCGGTGTACTCGACCACCATCGGCACAGACTACCTGACCAAGAACGTGCACAGCTGGACTACCTGGAATCAGGATGTCATCCCGACCTCGTTGGTGGGCGAATACTATCGCGGCCGGTACTTCGGCTCAGACGGGACCAACACGTTCATCTTCGAGCGTAATGAGCAGGTCGGCGGGCACCTGGTCGAGACCGACACCTTCTTCACGGCTGCGCACTACCGCGCCTACACGGACGCGTTCTACTATGCAGATGGCAGCACGGTCTATCAGTGGAACTCTCTGGATGTAGGCCCCGCCACGCTGGACTGGAAATCCAAGGTGTTCACGACCAAGGGCTACATCAATTTCGGCGCCGCGCGAGTGATTGCCGACTACTCCACACCTGAGGGTGAAGCAGCTATCGCGGCGGAGAACGCCATCATTCTGGTGGCCAATGCTGCCATGATCGCAGCCAATGCCGAAGGCGGCGGGCTTGGTATGGACGACGTTGGCGTACTGCCCTTGGCGTGTAGCCGCCTCACACCGCTCGCGTCGACAGAGTTCACAGCCACGTTTCAGCTGTTCGTCAACAAGCAGCTGGTCTACTCCAACACGATCCGCGACGACTTGCCGTTCCGACTGCCGACGGGGTACCGGGCGGACACTTTTGAGGTGCGTGTCGCGACAACTGCGCGCGTGCGCGCTATCCACCTGGCGGAAACGGTCGCCGGACTGCGAGGTATCTGATGCCAAAGTACCAGGGCCTGCCGGCCATACCCAACGAGAAAATACCGCAGTGGCAGTACGACGTGCTTGCGGCGCTCAAAGAGAACATCGAAATCATGATGGGCGCCCGCGGCCCGGGGCGCGCTCTGACCAACGACACCATCGGCGTTACGCCGCAAAATTTCCAGGTGATGACCCAGGTCTCGGCGCGCGGTGAGTTCACGACCAACGCAGCCGTGGGCGTACCCACTATCACGGACTACCTGAAACTTTTGAACGACGTGCAACAACTGGCAGCAGACGTGGCTAAAATACAGGATGCGTTCAACACGCTCCTGCAAAACTTGAGGGCTTGATATGGGACTCCTAGACCGACTGAGCGATACCAACGCCCGCGGCGGCTTCAACGCATTGGACCGCGGCATGGGCGCTGCGCAGGGGGTGGATTACTTCTCTGGCCTCAACCCGTCCCCCAGCACTGTCCAAGATGAAGCAGGGGCGGCGTCTACGGCGGGCGTTCTCGAACTGCCTACAGACACGTTCGGCGGTTCCAGCGGGCGCGCTGCCCCGACAGAAGGGCGCGACCTGAATACCGACCCGCTATCTGCAACGGAGCGACGTTTCGTTTCTGGCATTTCTACAGGCCTGGGTCTCGGCCTGGGCCCGATTGGCGGGCTCATGTCCAAAGCCATCGACTTCAATATGGGCCGCATGGGGGCCGACGTAGGTGACACAGGCGACCGTAGCTTGATGGCCGGCCTCGGCACACTGTCCGGCTACAACGCCGGGTTCATGAACCCTACAGAATACGCCCTCGGCCACGCGTCCAACTCGGTCCTCGGGAAACAAGACCCACGCAAGGTGCCGGTGCAGGACATCCAGGGTGTGGATGTCACACCGCTGTCGACAGAAAATTACGGCAACGACAACACGAGCGTCGGGCCCCCCGTACCCGGTAGCACGTCGAGCTGGCGCGCGCCCACGACAGAAAATTACGGCAACGACAACACGAGCGTCGGTCCGGCGGCACCGGGCAGTTGGCAAAACGGCTCCGGCTTTTCTGGTATGGGGCCTCCAGCCCCCGGATCTTTTGGCGCGGGCTATGCTGACGGCGGCCCAGTCGGACTGTCAATTGGCGCCTATGCAGATGGCGGACCGATCATGCCCGGCGGCCCTCTGCTGGCCATGGGGTTTGAAAACGGTGGCCCAGTCACTGGCGCTGGCAATCAAGGCGCGGCCTCCCCCCAAATGATCAACATGCGGGTCAACCAGATCGTCCGCGACCCTCAGTTCCAGCAGGCTGTTATTGGAAAAATGCAACAGCTCATGACGAGCGGCCAGCTCACCCCGCAAGAGGTGACCATGATGGGCCAGATCGCTGAGGCGTCGATGCAAAACCCGGCGCTGTACCCCAAGCTGCGCGCGTTCGTAGCCGAGCAGGGCATGAGTCCGTTGCCGCCCGCGTTCGACCCGTCAGTGATCATGAAGGTGCTGGCCATTTCGCGCGTACTGCAGGAATCCGGCGCAGGCCAAGCCGCTCCAGGTGGTGGCCAACCAACACCCCCCGGCCAGGTGCCGCCTACGTCCCAGGCGCAGATGCAGAACCCCAACGGGATGGCGAATGGCGGATTCCTGCAGGGCCCCGGCACCGGGCGCAGCGACTCCATCGGCACCGTCAACGAGTCGTCGGGGCAGCCTGTCAAAGTGGCCAACGGCGAGTACGTCATCCCCGAGCACATCGTGCGCGCGAAGGGCCGGGATTTCTTTGACAAGATGCTTCGGCAGTACGCCGACGTCCCGAAAGCGGGGGCTTAACCATGTCTTGGTGGAACGACGTTTTCGACTGGGCTTCTTCGGCGGCCTCGACGGCCAAAGACTTTGCTGTGGCAAACCCCGGCGCTGCAGCCGCCATTGCCAGTGGGCTGACCGGCGGCTTTCAGGGCAAGTACGGGGAGAACAACTTCGGTAACCTGGCTGGCGGCTACGCCCTCGGTACCCTGGCTGGTGGCCTCGCGAACTACGGGTCGGGCACTTCGGGTATGAAGGCGCCCACTTCTGCTGACGTGTCGGGGGCTTCGGCTCCCGCGGCAACGGCGGCGGACTGGACAAGTGCGGCACCCACTAGCGCCACGACCCTGCCTACTGTCAGCCAAGGGGCGACGACAGGCACCTGGGGCGGCGCAGGCGTACAAACTGCCAGCGAAATGGGCCAAGGGTTCAAGGAATATATGGCTGGCGCCGGGTCTACGCCGGCGACTGGTATTCTGGACACCGCCACTTCCGGCCTCAAAACGCTGCGCGAGTCTGTCAAGCCGTACCAAGACGTGGTTGGTCTGGGCATGAAGGGGTTGAGCGCCCTTGCCGGCATGGACGCCGGCCGCAAAGCCGACCAGATGCGCGAGGATTACGCCAACCGCTCCGCCGCAGCCAACGCAGAAAATGTGGCCAACGTGCAAAAGAAAAATGCGTTGGTGGACCAGCAAGCCGCCGACTACCAGGCCATCGATCCACAACGCACAGCAGCCAAGGCGTACGCCACTACAACGGGCCAGCTCCGCGGCAAGGCTGACGATTACGAAACACGGATGCTGGGCAAGGGCTACAGTCCGGCCACGGCTGCGGCTGAAAAACGTCGTGCGTTGTTGGGGGCTTCGACTTCGGGTGTGACAGCTGCCGAATCGGCCCGCACCGGTGCGGAGGCCACCCGTCGCGCAGGACTGCAAAGTATCGGCTACGCCAAGCAGGACACGCCGTCCTACGACGCGAGCTACATCAACGACATCGCTAACGGCGGCCAGCGCTCTACAGCAGGCGCGTACGGTCTTTTGGACGACGTCCTGGGGCGCAGCAAGAGCAAAGCTGAAGACCAAGTGGGGGTACAGTAATGGCCGGATTCCTCGGTTCGTACGCCGACGCCTACGACACGGCAGAGCGCATCGACTCTAATCGACTGCAGCAGCAACGAACCTACATCGCGGACCAGACGGCTGCGCGTGGGCGTATGGAACGCATGAAAAAGGCGGACGAGCTGCGCCGCCAAGTTGGAGAGGGCGATGCCGCCCCGCTGCCCGCCCCAGTGGACCTCCCCGGTGGAGGCGCCACCATCGCCACACCTGCAGCGCCATCCGCTGCGGCCCCTGCCCCGCCCGGACGTGCCACCGCCCCTCGGTCGGTTGCGGGCATCTACGCCAACCCATCTCTCCTGGCCAACCAGACCGAGAGCGAGACCCAGCGTCTGGCGCGTATGCGGGCCCCGGGCAAGGTCGACCCCCGCAGTGTGTCCAAGGCTCAGACCCCTGAGTCGGTAGCGCGCGCCAACTCCCAGCCAGCCATCAACGCTCGCGCGGACGAGCTGCGCCGTCTCAACCCGCCTGGGGAGGGTGTTGGCGTCAAAGTTTTGCAAGGCGGCAGCAGCACCGACCAGCCAGCCATCGACCGCCTCAAGGCAAAGGATGCAGCCATCCGTGGTAACGGCGGGTTTGAATCGTTCAAGAACGCTATCTTCGGCCAGGAGTCTGGTAACGGCGCTGTCGACACGTCGCAGCCAAACTACGCCGGCGCACGCGGCAAAGGGCAGATCCTCGAGTCCACTTTCAACGGGCTCAAGCAGGCAGGCAAGATCCCGGCCAACTGGCAGTGGGCCAATCCGCAGCACAACGAAGCTGCCGCAGTGGAATACATGAAAGAAGCCTGGGTTGCGGGCAACGGCGATCCGCGCCTGGCTGCAGCCTACTACTACGCCGGCCCCAAGGGTATCCAGAACGGCCAAGTGGCGACGTACCGCGACCTGAAGAACCCCAACGCCCCCGACACGAACCAGTACGCCAGCAGTATTCTGCAGCGCATGGGGAAGGCAGTCACGGCCGCGGTTCCGGCCGCCACCGCGCAGGCACAAACCCCGCAGCAGTTCACCCCCGAACAGTTCTTCGCTGCGGCCCCGCAGGTGAACGAGCAGGCGCGCATGGCCAGCATGCGCATAGATCAGCTTCGTCGCCTTGCACAAATCGAGTCCGACCCGGCTGCACTGCAGCAGATGCAAGGCCAGATCACGCAACTCCAGAGCGGACTGCGTGAAGCGCAGCTGTACGACCTCGCGGCGCGCGGCAACACCGACATGGGTGCACTGTCGCAGCTGGTCCAGTTGGCGGGTGTATCCGTGGCACGCACACCCCAAGGGTTCGTGGAAGTCGATCGCTCGACCGGGCAAGCTGTGGGCCAGCCCATGAGCGCCGGGCAGCTGGCGCAGTCCGCGTTCCAGTTTCTCAGTGCACAAGCCCGGGCCCAGGCCGCTGCGCGCAGCCAGAAACTGTTCGACGCCGGCGTCGACACCCAAGGCAAGATCGCAGTCGAAGGCGCCAAAAATGCCGGCAACCTGCAGGTTGAGGAGCTCAAGGCCAATGCCGCCGCCACCCGCGCGCTGCAAGAGCTGGCGGCGAAAGATCGGTCTGTGGAGATCAAGACAACGCCGGAAGGCCAGACGTTCGCCATTAAGGGCGGCCGGGCGTTCGTGTTCT